CCGCTGATGGTGACGTTGTCGGGTTCCAGGATGCAGCGCGTGGGCGAGCCGTTGGGCCAGACGTAGGTCTCCGCGCTCCCCTCCACCTCGTGAACCTCAAACGCCGGCGGCGGGTCCCACGCGCCCACGTCACTGGCGTCGTGGATCTTGCGGGTCTGGCTCTGGACGAGGAGCTTCACGGAATCTCCTCATACTCAAGGCTGCCATTGTGAACGTAGACACCAGCACCGGCACTCGTGACGATCTTCATATTGATGTACTGACCCCTAATAAAGGCGACCTCACTCGTCACCTGGTCAAGGAGCTGACTCGGCTCGCTGATCGTTCCGGCCAAGGCGGTGTCTACCCCTGACTTCCGAATGGTGTAGGTGTAGGTCTGCCCAACCCCAGGATTGTTGCCGGCCCGGATATGGAGGTTGCGAGCCACGCCATTGAATGGCACCCGACTATACGTCAACGATTCAGCACTCGCCACAATGCTCACACCGGCGTAAAACGTACTTCCAGCTGGAACCGTGGTCGCGCCCGTCCCGAGCGGAAAAATCGCCTTCCGCCCCTGCCAGCCGCTCGGGATGGCATCGGCCACACTGCTGGCGACCACGAGGGTCGCGCCGTCGAAGAGCGCCGTCGTGTCGCCGGTGATGACCTGGCACCGCGCCCGGAGATAAGTGGCACCCACCGCAATCGTCCGGGTCACCGTCAGCCACTCGTAGTTCCCGCTTCCGGAGTGGTCCGTCGATGACGTGGTTCCGATGCCGTCCTCAATACTCACGCGTGCCCGGCTCGCGATACTGGCCGAGACCCAGCAGCCAAATGTCACCACCTTGCCGATCCACCGGCTCACCGGATGGTAGGTCGCCGCGATGTTCTGGTAGACCTCGCAATCACTCCCGACGCGCTGGAGGGACAGCGCGTAGCTCTCAAGCTTCGACGTGCTGGATCGGCTGACCGTGCCGCCGTTCTGGGTCCAGCCGGTCGGCGCCGCCGCAGTGCCAGATCCCCAGACCTCGAAGCTGCTGTTGAAGACGTAGTTGAAGGTTGAGGCCGCGGTCGCCGTGAGCAACGTATGGGCCGTCGTCCCGTCGTAGTATTGCAGCGCGGTGCCGTTCCGCTGGAGCTGGCCAAGCGTTGACGGCACCGTGGCCGCGTCCCGGAAGATGATGGAGCCAGTATTGGTCAGCGCATAGCCGCCCGCGTCGACGTTCCCGGTTAACGGCGAGATCAGGGCGAGGCCGTTATTCAGGATGTTGGTATTCATCGCGTTCAAATCGCTGGCGTAGAGCACTTCACCCGGCACCCAGATCTTGATCGCCGCGAGCGCCATTAGCCGAGGATCTCCGTGGTCCCGATGCCGGCCCCCTCGATGTCGAGGGCGACCGAATGGGGTTCAAAGTCGACGTCGAGCGTGCCCTGCTCGAGCGAGATCTGGATCTCCTTAAACTGCCCCTCCATGTCGAAGAAGGCCTGATGGTAGCGGCCCCCGCCAAGCACGCCGAGCGCGTCGGAGTCAAGCACGAACTGGTTGCTGGAGGGCGCGAGGGTGGCCGTCCCGCCCTGGGCGACCGTGACGATCTGCTGGAGCGCCCCGTCCCGCTGGTACTTGAACTCGAAGGTCGTGTCGCCCTTCGGCGCGAACCCCACGCGCCCCTTCCCGACCAGCTTGTCGAGGAACGGATCGCCAAACGAGAGGTAGGGCAGGACCGCCCGCGCCGCGTAGGCGGTGCCGGCGATGTTGCGGCCGGGCTGGTTCATCCGGAGGACCCGGCCGGTATAGGTGCCCGACCACGGGGTGAGGGTCCGGCTGGTGTCGCGCACGATGGCCAGCGAGGCGACCTGGTAGGCCGGCCAGAGAGCGAAGCGCGGCCGGTCGAAGCGGTAGTCCCACATGATGATGAGGTCGTTCGTCAGCGACCCGGCCTTTGAAACCGTCCACAGCGCGCGGCCCGCAGGCGAGACGTTCACCCCCCAGATGGCGTCGAACCGGGCGTGGTTGAGCGAGCTGGTGACGAAGCTCGAGAGGTCGGCCGACAGGAAGGCCGCCGAGTAATCGCCGTAGTTCGCGGTGGCGAACAGCGAGTGCAGGCCCCCGTCGTCCCAGAACAGGAGATCGTCCCGGACGCGGATGATCGACTGGTGGTTGGTCGCCCCGACCCCGATCACGAAGGGATGAAGGGCAAAGGCGTCACTCCCGGAGGGCGCAGAGCCGGAGAGTCGGTAGATCCCGCCGGTATTCGGCCCTTTCCAGATGATCAACTCGTCTTTATGGGAGGCGAGGCCCCTGAGGACATCGCCGTCGTCCGGACTCACATCGATCGACCCCGAGCCGACGCCGGTCCAGTCCTCGTGATTGCCGAGGGCCGAGTAGTACAGCCGCGACTTGGCGCTCTCCACGCCGGCCGCCCACAGCCGGTCTTTGTGGTTCACGTGAAAGTGGAAGTTCGGCGGGGAGCCCCCGAGATTGGCGACGCTGGTTTGGTCGTACTTCAGCGGCACGTCGACGGTCGACGTGGTCGTCATGATCAGATCGTCGTTCATGACCTCAAACGCCGGCATCTTCCCCGCCTCGAGGCCCGTCTTGATCGAGACCATCGTCCCGCCCGACTCCCGGTAGATCTGGGTGCCGGCGTAGATCACGCGCTGCTGGGTCGGGATGCCGACCGTCTGCGAGCGCCAGTAATCAAAGATGCCCATCACGGCGTCGCTGGCCCCGGTCGGCGTGCTGTTGACGGCCGTCGCCCCTGGGATCTTCTGCGGCCAGCCATCGAGGTTGTAGACGACGTTCTCGGCCGTGAGTAGCCACGGGGCCGAGACCACGCCCTCGCTCTTCATCCGCGTGCCGGCCGAGGGGCCGAGTTCGGTGGAGTAGCCGCCGTCGATGGAGACGCCGAAGATCATTCAGCGATACCGAAGCTCGTCCCAGGCGATGCCGCCGTCGTAGCGCCGCCCGGACCAGCCGCGCACGGGGCCGGCGACGGCCGGAATGATCCGTGGCCGGTCGTCAGCGGGGCCGGACTTCTGGCGGGCGCGCAGCAGGAGCGAGGAGTATTCCGCCTGGAAGTGCGCGGCCAGCTCGGCCGACTTCTGGCGCGTCCCGAACCAGAGCTCGAGCGCCTTGTAGACAATCGCCCCCCGGTAGCGAAGCGGGACGATCGGCTCGTCCGTCGTCGCGATCAGGTTGGCCTGTCCGGTGCCGGTGGCCGAGACGGCGAGCAGCGTCGTCAGGTACCGGAACGGGATCAGATAGGTCCCGTCGGGCGCGGGCGAGAAGACCACCCGGCGGCGGAGCGCCGTGGAGCCCAGCGGCCCGAGCTCGATCAGGGTGGCGACCCGGGGGCGCCCCCGGATCGTGGTCCGCGCGCTGGCAGCGTAGAACTCCTGGGCCCCGATCAAGGCGATGCTTCGGTCGTCGTCGAAGAACTTGATGTCGATGACGTCGTCGAAGTCGGCGGGCAGCGCGTACTCGTCCTGGTAGAGGTAATAGCTCCCGGCGACCAGCGCCTCAGTGCCGCTCCACGGCGTGCTCGCCTCAAGGGTCAGCGTGGTATCGGACCCGACGGTGCCGACGAGGTGCACCACCCGGCTTGAGCCGAGCAGGAGCTTCATGCCGGGCGTTGCATTCGGCTCGCCGTAGCTGTTGAGGGTCGCCCACGCGGTCCCGGTGCCGGTGACGGTCGAGCGCGCCGTGAGATCGGTGATCGCGATGTCCACCGTGCCGACCGCGTAGGAGGGCCGCGTCCGGATGGTGCCGCGGCGCTCGGTCCACGGCCACCGCTCCTGGTGCATGTCCTGGAGCGCCTTGTTCAGATAGCGGTCGGCGACGGCATCGACCGTGCTGTTGCCGGTGACTTCCTTCATGCTCTGAAGAAAGTCCGTCCGCAGCTCGGCGAGGGTCGCGGGGGCGTTGGTGACGGCCATCTCAGGGGAGCTTCACGCCCAGGAGCGGGAGCAGGTATTTCAAGACCACAATCAAGACCGCAAACACGATGATGAGGACCTGGAATGGCTGCGGCATCGGCACGTAGGTCACGAGGACCCACACCAGCACGCCAAGAATGGCAATGACGAGCAGCGCCTCGACTACCATGGGCTCCTCCCTCTCGGGGGCGTCGTGCCCCGGAGCGAGAGGCCCCAACAGGCGACGATCACCAGCCCGACCACGAGCACCAGCAGCGCGAACCACGTGACGCCGTACTCCTGGAGCTCCCGCCGGACGCCGAGCCGGACGCGCTCGGCCCAGCGCCGGAGCCAGGCCCTCATGTCATCGCCGGTCCCTCACGGGTCAGGCGGGAACGGCGAGATCCCGCGCGGCCTGGGTCTCGCCGGTCGCCGCCGCGTCCCGAGCGAGCCGCGCCGCCTCACGCGCCTGCGCGAGCCGCTCGGCCACGGCCTGCCGCTGCTCGGGCGTCATCGCGGAGCCAGCCCTCGCCGCCGCCCGTTTCGCCTTCCGCCGCTCCGACCGCTGCCGTTCCCGGAGCCGGTGCCGTTCCTTCGCCGCGAGCTCGCGCGCCTCGCGCGCCTGCGCCTGGGCGAGCGCGGTGGTCGGCGGATCGCCGAGCGGCCAGTTGTCTTTCGCCTGCGGACTCATGGCGAACGAGCCCGGGATCTGGGCGTCGGCCATGAAGGTCGATACGCCCCTGGGCATCAGCGAGCGCCGATAGGGCTCGACGCTGGTGAAGTTCGGCTCGGTGTTCTCCGGCTCCAGCGCCCGCCGCCCGCGCCGCCAGGCCAGGATGGCGCGCTTGATCGCGGGCGAGCCCTCCCGCCGCTGGAACTGATCGACGGCCCCGGCGGGATTCCGCCGCATCTCCTCCTGGGTCAGCATCGCCGGCCGGATCACGTCGTCGAGCACGGTCTGCACGAGCCGGGCGACCTGGTCACGCTTGACGGGATCCCGGATCGGCTTCGGCGCCTGCTCGGTGAGCACGCGCTTGATGCGCTGCGCACTCTGGCGGGCGAGCCCGCGGTCGCCCGCCACCCAGCTTGGCTCGCCCATGAGCCGCTCGAGCCGCTCCAGCTCCTCGCGGTACTCCTCGACCTGATGCGGTCGAATGGGGCTCACCGGCTGGTCGGTCAGCAAGGCTTCGAGGTCGCCGACGGGGTGGCCCATCAGGGCACCCCGTACTTCTTCGGCGTCGTGTGGACGACGGGCACCTTCGTCTTCCGGTTGTAGCTGGTTTGCCAGACTGGCCCGACCGTCGGCCAGTTGGCCGTCGTCTCCTTGAGCGGGCCGCCCTTCGACTCCGCGTTGGCGGTGCCGGGGGGCCCTGTCGGCGCGCCCTTCCGCTTCTTGGCGTTCATGCCGCGCACATCCGAGTAGAACTGGCTTGCCATGGTGGTCAGTCCCGTATCAGTCGCGTGTATTTGGTCATCCGCGTGTACTTCGGCTTGGTCTCCGGAGTCGGCGCCGGCGGCGGGGTCGGGGCCGTCTCAACCTGCGTCGGCGTCGACCGCTTCCAGTACTCGAACTTCGTCGGCCAGCCGGTCTTGGTCGTCATATCGAGTAGAGCCCGTAGGCGTAGGGATCCCGGAGCGGCTCGACCGGCGCGGCCGCCGCCCGCTCACCGGCGCGGTACTGCTTGTAGGCGGGCGTCTGCGTCTGCCCGCCCGGATCGAACGTCTGCGTCGGCTTCGTCGGGGGTGACGTCATCGCGCCGGGTTTGGGGTGCTCGCGCTTGGGATTCATCTGCTGCAGGATGATCTGCTGCGCCCAGTCCGGATGCGGAGCCAGTTGGTCCGACAGCTCGGCGGGACTGGAATGCGTCACCACCCGCCCCAGCATGATCTCCGGCGTGCGCCCCCCGGACCGCCTGCGGCGCATTAGTAGCCCTTCGGCAGCTTGGGCTTCGGCGACTTCGAGGACGACTTCTTGCCCTTCGCCTTCTTCTTGCTCATGGACTATCTCCTTCTCCGCGTTTTGCGTGGGCGGGCGAGACCGGCTTCCGATAACGCGATGGCCACGGCTTGCTTTGGATTGGTCACGACCTGGCCGCTCGAGGAATGCAGTTCGCCCTCCTTGAACTCGCCCATGACGGCTTTCACTTTGGCGCGCTTGCCCGCCAGCGTCTTCGGGGAATGCGCGACGACGGGACGGCCGAGCATCACCTCAGGCATCGACTGATTTCTCATCGAGCGGTGCGGCGGCTGGTTTACGTCGATGTCCCTTCAGTCCTGATAGTTCGTGTTTCAGCCACGCCAGCTGTTCCCTATTGGGATTGTGGGTCGAGCCAACCTTCCCGATGAGTGCTCGTGCCTGTAACGCGATGTCGGCCTCTTGACGCTTCGCCACGAGATAGGGGAGCACCGCGCGAAGGGCGCGTTCAGCTTTCGCGGCTTTCAGGTCCCACTGCCAGCGATCCTTCCAGTGGTCTTGATAGCGTTTCATCGGGCAGATGTTGCCGCCGAATAATTCCTGAATCCGCGTGAGCAGAAGAAGATTCGTGTTTGTCACCGTGAGCCGCAGCAGATACTGCGTCCGCTTCTCTTGATTCAGGCTGATACAACCCTCGCCGTCTATAATTCCTGCGGCCCAGGCGAGGTCTGTGTCACGAAACATCTAGGTCACCTGCGAGCCAAGCACAAATCTCCACTCGTTGTGTCCTTGCCCGTACCGCTCATACACGCGCCATTTTCCGACCAGTGTGTCAAACTCTTCCACCATCGCGAACTCGGCGGTCACGCGATCGACCCAGTACAGCGCATCCTTCATCATGACTTGGTCAATGAGAAACCAGTTATTCGTATCCGTCAGGTAATTCCACTCGACGAGCTTGTACTGGCCCTCGTGGACGTTGCGGTTGTTGTTGGGCGTGTCGGGCAGGCCTAGGCTCTCGACGATCTCAAACGCCTGCTGGTAGAGATCGGGCGGATAGAGAATCAGGTCGGGCTTGATCGAGATACGCTCGGCGCGGTCGCCGCGGAAGTTGACCATCTGGATCCGGGCCGCTGCCAGCGCGGTCGCCGACAGCGCGGTGGTCGCGAGGTTGTCGAAGCCGGTGGCGGTCGACGCCCCCGACGTCGTCGTGTGCGAATTGCTACAGAGCGGAACGTTCTCCGTGAAGCTGTTCCACGTGGTGTCCAGTGAGAACGCGTTGTTGAAGAGCTGGGCGCCGTGCTTCTGCCGCGTGCGCTGCACGGCGGTGGCGAGGCCCTTCGGCTTGCCGTCCATGACCCCGTAGAGATCGTCATCGAAGAGCTTGCGCTGGATCTGGAAGCCCGAGGCGTATTCCTTCGGGGTGATGGTCGCGTCGTAGCCCTGGTAGACGTCGTCGTAGGTGACGGTGCCGGAGAACTCGCCGATGTCCCCGAAGGTGCCGACGCTGGAGGTGCGATAGGTGTCCTTCGTGGGCGCGTCCGAGCCGGAGACGATCGTGAAAAACTCGGCGATCATATCCGGAAGCTGCTTGTAGCGATCGTTGAAGATCTTCGCGAACCGGCTGTCGAGGAGATCGGGAAACGCGGAGGATAACGCTGGCGGCATTGAGTGTGACCTCCTCTACACCGTGTCGACGCGGTGAATGTGATCGCTGACGCAGAACTGCACGTAGCTGTCGCCCGGTCCGTTCAGCTCGAGGTCGACGACATCGGCCACCCCGCCGGTGCCGCTGGCGATGGCGGCGTTGGCTTGCGTGAAGGCGGCGGTCGCCTGGACGGCGGACACCCCGTCGGAGCCGGCGGCCCCGGACCCGACGAGGGACCACGGGCAGAAGAGGAACTCGTCGCCGATGGCCACCGCATAGGGGAAGGGCACCGTCACCGCCATCGAGGTCGAGGCGGTGTGGGCGGTGATGATGCGGGACTGGCCGAAGTTGCTCCCGCTGGTGGCCCAGAGGGTGCCGGAGACCATGTCGGCGGCCCCGACGTCGGCGTCAGTGATCAGGACGCCGCCGGCCGAGGCGGCCGTGCTCGCGAGCAGGGTCAGCGCCGTGTTCTCGGTCGCCCCGCCCGACATCAGCGCCCGGATGATCCCGTCGCCCCGGACGTTGACGGTGACGGCGGCCTCGGGCGCGCCCTGCGTCGTCGAGTAGGTCGTGGTGTCGAGCGCCAGCCCGAGCGAGTCGGCGAAGTCGGTCGTCGTGCTCGGCAGCGCGACGCCGACGCCGTCGATGGTGATCACGCCGGGATTGGCGAAGGTGGCGCCGGCCTTGATGCGTTTGAGGATCGCCGCGCCGCCGTACAGCTGACCAGCGACTTGCATAGCCGTTAGTCCTTTCTGCTCTGCTGGGCGCGTGCGAGGCCCGCGAGCCACCGGGTGAGATAGGTGCGAACGGTCACGCCGGCGCGAGCGGCCCAGCGCGCGTGGCGGCGGGCATCGGCCGGTTCCGTGCAGACGGCGGCGTAGACCTCTTCGGCCACGAAGGCGCGGCCGCCGAGCAATCGGTGCGTGCAGTCGTCGCAGGGATGGCCGCTGACGCGGTAGCCGTCCGTCTTGAGCGTGGCGTCGACGGAATAGAACGGCCGGTACCGCGCCCGACGGGTGTCGAACCTCGGCGCGCAATCCCGGCAGAGCATGACGAGCTTCCGCTGGTCGACGAGCGTGGTGATCCACGCGGCGCGCGACTGGGTGCCGTCCACGCGGCGCGGCGGCGCGAGCATCGCCTGCCGCTGCTCGAGGCGAGAGAAGCCCTGGCCGAGCCTGAAATATTTGGGAACGAGGACGATGAGCGGACGCGGGGCGACCGTCTGGCCGGCCGTCATCCGCGCCCGCCGCCCGTCCGGCGCCGCTGCCACCGGTCCCGGTTGACGAACTGTGCCTCGGCGAGCATCTGCTCGCGCGAGTAGCCGCGGCGCTTCCAGAACTCGACCTGCTCGGGGGGCACCTCGCGGAGCGGGTCGCGGCTCGGGCCGGACCCGGCGTCGGTGCCGGCAGTGCCCGGGCCGCCGGTGACCGGCGCGCGACGGCGCGTGAGCTCGCGGCTGTCAGTGCCGCCGCCGAGGCGATGGCCGCCGACCACGCGCTCGATGCCGAGGACCTGGGTCCGGAGATCGTTGGGGTCGAGGCCGTAGAGATCGCGCAGCTCGTAGACGGCGTCACTGACCTTCCGGAGCAGGGGCGAGGATCGGTCGAGGAGTTCTGGGTACTGGGCCGTGTACTCGCTGAAGCGCTGATTGGTCGCGTGGGTGGTGCGCGCCTGGCGCTCCTGCTCGGCGCGCGTGGCGAGGAGCCGGTCGGCGGCGAGCTGGGCGTGGAGGCCGATCCGCTGCGCCTCCGTGATCTCGCCGCGCTGCCAGGCCCCTTCGACGAGGTCCGGCGTGAGCGGCGGCTCGGCTGGCGGGGGTGGGGGAGCGGCGGGCCGGTCACGCTCCACCAGCCGGGCCTCGAGGCGGACGCGCTCCGCCCGCTCGCGCTCGAGATCGGCCTGGAGGGATTCGAGGGTCGGTGGGGGTGGCGGCGACGGCTCTGACGCCCCGCTCTCGGGAGGAGGTGCGTCAGATGATGTTGGGGACGTTGGGACGTCGGGGGTTACATCAGCGACTGGCTCTTCCGACTCCGCCATAGCCCTCCTCGGCTATGGAGAAGTCGGGTCGACCGATGATCCCCGGCGATCAGGACAACGACAACCTTATATATATATAAGGTAGCGGCTACTGCTTGCTCGACTCCTTCGGCGGCGGCTCGAGCCGCACGCCCCATTCGATCGCGCGAACGCCGCCATTCCAGAAGTTCACGCGCACCTGGCCCGTATACTTCTCCGGCAATTCGCGCAGGCGTTCAAGCACCCATTGCGGAAGTGTCAACATGACTTTCGCGACTTGTCAAGAGTGTGGCTTGGTTCCGGATGCTGTCCGGCACCCCGAGGGCCTCCCGGAAGGCGTCGGCGCGGCCCCGCAGATACTGGCAGAGTTGGATCTGCCGCAAGAGGTCGTCGCCCACCAGCGCCCCCGTCAGGACGAGCTCCTGCGTCTGCGCGAGCTGGGCCGCGTCCCGCTCGGCGAGGGCCTCGACGTGGGTCCGATACACGTCCCAGTCGGAGGAGGAGAGCAGGTCCTCGAGCTTCGTCCGGACGATGGTGAGCATCCGCCGCTGCTGGACGTGCTCGGCCCGGCGCTCGGCCTCCTGCCGCTCGCGGGCGGCGATGACCTCTGAGTAGTCCGGCATCAGAGCAAGTCCCGGAACTCGGCCTCAGTGAGGCCGGCATCCCGCACGATGGCCCCCATCGTGATCGCGTTGACCGGATTGTGTCGCGGGATCGTCAGGATCGCGGTGCCATTCGTCATGACGATGTGCTTGCCCTGTCGCAGCACGCGAAACCCCGCTTTCTCAAGCGCACGGACCGCCGCCTGATGCGGGATGCCAGGGATGCGCGGCACGAGTGGCTAGGCGAGGGTCTCGATCTCGATCGCGCGGAACTGCGCGCCCTCGCCGGCGAGGAGCTGCTGCTGCGCGGCGAGGTACTCACGAACGGCGTCCCGGATATTGTCCAGGGCCTCCGTCTCCGTCGCGCCCTGTGACCAGCAGCCGGGGAGGCCGGGCACGCCGACGGCGTAGCCGTCTTCGTCAGCAAAGAGCGCGACGGTGTAGCGCATGACCGGGCCGAGTATACCATCCGCTCCGCCGGGACTGACAGCCAGCGGTCAGACGCCTCTCGCGCGCCGGCGGCCACGACCTCCGAATACTCAGGCATTACGACCAGCCCAGACAGACCCGGACGTGCTGCGGAGCCCCGGTCGCCCCGCCGTTGGCGGTGGTCGAGGCGATGACGAGCCCTCGGTCGAAGACCACCCCGTCGCCAGGAAACCCGCTGTCTGAGGCCACGCCGTTGCCAGCCACGGTGAAGGCCCAGTCTGGCCGCGTGGTCCCGAGGACGACCTCGCTGACGGCAGCGGCGTTGAACAGCTGGACATACGCCGCCTGCCCGGTCGTGTTCACGGCCATCGCGCCCGTGATCGCGCAGCGGCCCGTCTGCACGAGGACGGGCGTCGCACTCACGTCGTCGACGACGAAGATGCTGGAGAGGCCCATCGCTAGGGCTTCGGCACCGCCGCCGGCAGCTCGTCCTTGAGCGCCTCGAGGTTGTCGAGCGCGTACTCGAGGTCGGCGGGGAAGGAACTCCGGCCCGGCTCCAGCGCGTCCATCAGGTCGGGCGGGATCCAGACCGTGGGCTGCGAGGTCGGATGCTCGGCCCACGTCGCGTACTTCTGATACGTCGACCCCTGGGCCGCCACCGCCGGCTTCATCGACTGCAGGCGCCGTTCGATCGCCGTGATCCGCGCCGGGGCGAGATCCTCCGCGAGGGCCTCGAGCTGATCGAGCGCGAATTGCACGTCCTCGGGGAAGGCCTGCTTGCCCGGCTCGATCGCGCTCAGGAGATCGGCCGGCACCGCGCGGTCCGGCGACTCGGGATCGTGCCCGTTCTCCGCGTAGGTGTCGTAGGCCGCGCCCTGGCGACCGATGGCGGGCTGCATCGACTCCAGGCGGTTCTGAATGTTCCCAATCCGGACGAGAGGATCAGACATGACGCCTCCTCTGATAGGCTGCTGCCGCATTCGGCCGTGCCGCACTCGCCGTCCTCGGAGCGGGAGCATGCCGTTCGGGGACGGCGACTCCGGTCTTACACATTCAACAACCCCGCGCCGCCGATCGGCGGCACTTCGCTCTCCGGGGTTCGCGCATTGGCCGGCTCGCCGCCGCCGAGCGCCGGTTCCTGGATCGTGGTCGGCACACCGCCCGGCCCCCCGCCCTGCGCCAGGTTCATCTGGAACTGCTGGGCGGCCTGCTGCATCCGCTCCTGCTGGACCCGTCGGCCCACCTCTTCCAGCCAGGCGCGGAACAGGCCCACCTGCACGGGCTGGAGATGCCCGAACTGGTCGGAGTTCATGAACGCCACCAGCTTGCCGAGGTGCTGCTCGGCCGGCTCGAGCGGGACCGCCCGCACCGGCTGGTTGCCGACAATCGTGTCGATCGCTTCCTCGGCGAGGATCTTCGGGAGCCCTTCACTCGTCGGCGGCTGCGTGTAGCGTTTCGCGTCGAGCTTGGTGGCGCGCAGGAAGTCGGCGATCAGCCGATAGAGGAGGTCCGGATTGACGATCCCCATCTGCATCGCGAGCGGCTGGACCAGGATCGCCATCGCTTGCTGCAGCGTCTGCGCCAGCATGGCCTGGTTCGTCAACAAGAAGTCCGGCCGGAAATCGAACTCGACCTCGGCGTCGATGTCCTCCGCGCGGTCGATGGTCTGATATCCCTGCTCGGCGGGCCCGTCCCAGCCGAGAATCCTGACTTCTTTCCCCGGCGGCAGCAGGTGCCGATTCATCAGATGGAAGTTGCGCGCGACCTGGCGGAGGCCGTTGAAGAGCCGAAGGAGCAACTGGTCGGCGCGCACGTCGCCCTGCTGGAGGAGCGCGACGGTGGTGCCGGTCGTCCGGAGGGCGCTCGATTTGCCGGTCGGGATGCGCCCGAGCTGGAGGTCGCCCAGCATCATGACCCGTTCGAAGAACTGCATCCCGAGGCCGATGATCCCCAAGGCCGTGCCCTGGTCCCGCTGCGGCAGCGACGGGAAGTAGACCGTCTGCCGGGGGTCGCCCGGCACCGGCATCCCCTGGCCGGGGAGGATCGTGAGCATGTCGGGGTTGAGCTTGCTCGTGGCCGTGTAGAAGAAAAATGGGAGGTTGCCGATCGTCCACGAGTCGAACGACTGGTCGAAGGTGCCTTTCACGAGGTCGTAGAGCGCCTCGCCGAGTTCTAATAAGGAGAGGCCGTACCACCGGCTCGGGACGGGCAGCGGCGCCCACTCGGCCAGCGGTCGGTAGGGCCGGTCGGCCGGCCAGCGATCGGTCAGCCGCCGCGCCTCGCAGAGCACCTTCGCGTCGCGCGCGATGATCCAGTAGACGTCCTCCGCCTCGCCGTCCTCGCCACCGCTCACGCGCCAGCGGTCGAAGAACAGGATGACCGGCACCGAGAGGTGGCCGACGTCCGCATCGCTCCGTGAGTCGGAGATATACGGTTGTCGTCCTTCGCCCTCGATCTTCTGGCGCTCCAATTCCGACTGCGCGGTGAAGTCCCCGCTGTACCCCGACTGCGTCCGCGCCTGCGCGATGATCGTCTCCAGCCCCTCGGCGTCGAGCACGTTGAACTGCCCGGACTTCTGCAAGCGCCGGATCTCGTCCACGCTGTAGCGCAGCAGGAGCGCGACGTAGGGCGCCCCCATCGGGTTCCACGGCGACTGCGGCTGGAGATTCGTGCACCGGATCGGCACCAGCACGCTCGCGATATCGAGCGGGAGCATCACCGGCCCGTCGTACACGGTCGTCTCGCGCCGGATCACCAGCTCGATCGATGCGTCGTCCTCGGCCGTGTAGACGTCGATCCGGACCTCGCGCTCGCGGCCCTGCTCGAGCACGCGCAGGAAGAACCGATGGTCGATCGTCTCGTGCAGCTCCGGCGGAGCCAGCAGGCCGGGGAAGAGCCGCGCGAACTCCCCCTCGAGGTAGTCGAGGAGGCCGACTCCGGGCGGCGGCAGC